TCCTTTGGCTCGATTTGGGTAACAAGAAACTCATCGAGCGACTCACCAAGATACCTTGGCGATCAATTTCGTACACAATCAACAACTGCAAACAACGACTAAAACATGAACTTGGATCTGATTACTATATTGCTTTTGGCCACTATGACTTCCTTGGCGATGAACCGCTATAACGTCCTGCCAGCGTGGTACTACCGCTACGCGAGGTGCAAGCCGCTGACCTGCCTAACCTGTCTTGCGTTTTGGTGGGGCGTAGTTCTGACCATCACAACCTCCAGCCTTCCTTGGCTGCTTGCCATACCGGTTGGCCTATCCGCTGCCGGTCTGACGGTGCTGACCATTAAACTTTCGGAGAAATGACACTTGACGAAGCGATGCAGGTGCTTTCGGTGAAGCACAAGCTCGACGGCTACTACGCCTCGCAGACGATGTCGCTCTCACCGGGCGAGGTGTCGATGCTGGAGAACGTCGCCAACGCCAACGGCTACGGACGGACGAACTGGTGGTGTGGATCATGCGCCGTTTCCCGATTGCAGGAGATGATGGCTGACGCAATGGACGCACGCGCACGATTTGCGAGTTAATGATATTTATCAATATGCCACTACCTAAACCAATAGATAGCGAAAGCAAGACCGACTTCATCCAGCGATGCATGGGCGATGACAAAACTGCCAGCGAGTTCCCAAGCCAGCAGCAGCGCTACCTCGTTTGCGCGAGGCAATGGGAGGCAGACCGCAGCGCCTTTGCTGAAACATACGCGGACTACGGCGAGGGGGTGCGCAACAACGCCAAGCGCGGCATTGAGTTGAACGAGCGCAACGGCAACAAGTGCGCAACGCAGACAGGCAAGGTCAGAGCGCAGCAGTTGGCCAAGGGCGAAGGCATCAGCCTCGAAACGATAAAGCGGATGCACAGCTACCTGAGCCGTGCGGAAACATACTACGACAACGCAGACTCAACGAGCGACTGCGGATACATCAGCTACCTGCTTTGGGGCGGCAAGGCTGCGCTTGGCTGGAGCAGGAACAAGCTGCGAGAATTAGGCGAACTAAACGAAGATTGACATGCAGACACAACCCGACATTACAATCGAACAGGAAGCGCGCGCACTCGACTGGCAGGATCGTGGACACCTGTTGACAAACCTATCAAACGTGTTGGATTCGCTCGAAGACAGCACAGCACCCAACGCGATGCACGCGAAGGTTGCGGTGATAGAAAAGATCATTGACATCGTTACAAACATGGAGGCATGAAGAAGGTAGCCATTGGCGAGTTGAAGCCGAACCCGAACAACCCGCGCATCATCAAGGACGACAAGTTCAAGAAACTGGTGCAGAGCATTAAAGACCTTCCCGAGATGGCCGAGGTTCGACCCGTTGTCGTTAATACCGATATGGTCGTGCTGGGTGGCAATATGCGGTTGAAGGCAATGCGTGAAGCAGGATGGAAGGAAGTGCCGATTGAAGTGGTGGATTGGGATGAGGATAAGCAACGGCAGTTTATCATCAAGGACAACGTAAGCGGCGGCGAATGGGATTGGGAGATGCTGGCAAACCAATGGAATGCAGAAGAATTACAGGATTGGGGACTGGATGTTTGGAAAGCACCAGCAGAGGTTGATTATTCAAACAAAAATGAAGAAATTAATATAGACGACTTGGATGCTACAATGACTTTAAAATTAAATTTTAACGAGGACGAATACTGGCAAGTAAAAAAACAGTTAGCGCAAATAGCGTCAACTCCAGAACAAGCCTTAATGAAATTACTTGGCAATGAGTAAGCATAGATTTTTGTATAAGTGGAATTTATCTGACGGTTATCCTAAAAGCAATGGACTGAAAGTGTTTGGCACGTTTATTTGTGGAGGTGGTTCAACAATGGGATATAAGTTAGCAGGCTTTGAACACTTAGGCGGTGTTGAAATTGACCCTGAAGTTGCAGATGTTTATAAAACTAATCACAATCCAAGATATTTATTTGTTGAGGATATTCGGGATTTTGCAAATAGGTTAGAATTTCCCGATGATTTATACAATCTTGATATTTTAGATGGCTCGCCACCTTGCAGCTCATTCAGCATGGCAGGCAATAGAGAAAAAGATTGGGGCAAAACAAAAGTATTTCGTGAAGGGCAGGCTGAGCAACGTCTTGACGATTTATTTTTTGATTACATACGACTTGCTAAAAAGTTGCAGCCAAAAGTTGTAATTGCTGAAAATGTAAAAGGATTAATTCAGGGTAATGCAAAAACATACGTTCACAGGATTAAAAAAGAATTTGAAGCAGCGGGATATAAAGTGCAGTTGTTTTTATTAAATGCTGCAAGTATGGGAGTGCCTCAAAAAAGAGAACGGGTGTTTTTTATTTGCCAAAGGAATGATTTGAATTTGCCTAAATTGGAATTAAAGTTTAATGAGGATGCAATACCGTTTAAAAATATTGAATCAAATGAATTAAGAAAAAACGCAACAGGCGAAATTTTGAAGTATTTAATTTTAACAAAAGAGGGAAAAAGTTTATCAACTGTACATCCTAAGGGAAATTTTTTTACTTCAATAAGAATAAGTAAAAATGATGTAGTTAATACTATTGCAAGTGGCAGCAATTTGTTTCATTATGAAAAAAATCAATATTTAAATAATACAGAACTTAAATTATGTGGGAGTTATCCACTTGATTATAATTTTAAAAAAATTGAGCCACAATATTTAATTGGCATGTCAGTTCCTCCTGTAATGACTGCACAGGTTGCAACTGAAATATACAATCAATGGCTAAAAACAGCCTAATAACAGCCGTGAGTAATCCGATACCAAATAACAAGCCGTTTGAAAAAGGGCAGTCAGGCAACCCGCACGGAAGGCCGCGTAAGTACGTCAGCACCCTGATTGAACACGGCTACAAGCGCAGCGAAATCAACGACACGATCCAAGCCATGATGGCGATGACAATGGACGAGTTGAAGACTGTGTACGAGAACCCGAAGGCAACGATACTTGAGAAGACAATAGCAGGAGCGATGAAAAAGTCACTTGAAAAAGGAACGCTCTACTCGCTGGAAACACTGCTGTCGCGAGTCTACGGACTGCCGAAACAGGAGTTGGCAGCGACAGTGGAATCGCGGCCAATATGGACAGGATTAAAACTGCGCGTTGATAATCCAGACGACAGCAACGAACAGGATAGCTAACCTGCACAAGCGTGTTCGTGTCGTACAAGGAGGAAGCAGCGCAGGGAAAACGTATGCGATCCTCACGATTCTGTACAGTCTTGCAGCTGATCCAACAAACCCGCCATATGAAATCAGCATCGTGGCGGAATCGATACCACACCTCCGTCGTGGTGCGCTCAAGGACTTTCTGCGGATGCTGAAGAGCATCGGTTTGTACGAGGATGCATGGTTTAACAAATCGCTGCTTCGCTACGACTTCCCACACGGCAGTTACATCGAGTTCTTCAGCGCAGATCACAGCGACAAGATGCGAGGGGCAAGGCGCGACATCCTGTTTGTTAACGAGGCTAACAACGTGTCATGGGAAGCATACCACCAACTGGCCATCAGAACCAAGAAGTGCATCTACATTGACTTCAACCCAGTCAGCGAGTTCTGGGCGCATCGCGAGTTAATCGACGACAAGGGCAGCGACTTCATCGTCGTCACCTACCGCGACAACGAGGCACTGGATCCTGCCATTGTCAAGGAAATCGAGAAGGCACGCGACAAAGCGGCAACATCCAACTACTGGGCGAACTGGTGGAAGGTCTACGGCTTGGGCGAAGTTGGATCGCTGCAGGGTGTGGTCTTTGACGACTGGCAGCAGGTCGACGGCATAGACTTCGCTGGTGATAAGCTGGTCGCCATCGGCTTGGACTGGGGATACACCAATGACCCTACGGCGGTGGTCGCAGTATACAAGCGTGGCAGCGCTATTCTCCTGCATGAGTTGATCTACCAAAACGGCCTGACCAACCAAGACATTGCTGAACACCTGCGCAAGCTGGGCATTGGCAGGTCGTGGCCGATTATCGCTGACAGTGCTGAACCCAAGAGCATCGAAGAGGTGCATCGCCTTGGCTTCAACATTCACCCGGCAACGAAGGGCGCGGACAGCATCAGAAACAGCATCGACATCCTGAAGCGGCAGCCGATGCTCGTGACCAGAGAATCGACCAACCTGATCAAGGAACTGCGCAACTACACGTGGGACACGGACAGGACTGGCGCGTCGCTTGGTGTGCCGATAGACCGCTACAACCACGCCATTGACGCGGTGCGTTACGTCGCCTTGAACAAGCTATCCGCCAACGCGGGTGGTCGCTATGTCATCATGTAGTAGATTTGCATCTATGAAGCACTACGGCATCGCAGGGGCAGGACTGACAGGCAGCGTCATCGCTCGCGAACTTGCCGAGCGTGGTCACCGCGTGACCATCTACGACGAGCGCAGCCACGTCGCTGGCAACTGCCACACAGAGCGGCGGCATGGCATCATGGTTCACGCCTACGGCCCGCATATCTTCCACACGGATAATGAACAAGTCTGGCAGTACGTTAACCGCTTTACTACG